TATCTACGCTAAAGAAGGATGGCTACCGGGTCTTGACGGACGCAAGTTACTCGTTCGTGCAGAACACTCGGCGCTCAACACGCTACTGCAAGGCGCTGGTGCAATCGTTATGAAGCAAGCTGTTGTTATTTTGCACAGAAAGCTACGTCAATCAAAGATAGAGTTTAAAATAGTTGCTAATGTTCACGATGAATGGCAAATAGAAGTAGAAGAAAGTCGTGCAGAAGAAGTAGGTCAGTTAGGTAAGCAAGCAATCAAAGAAGCTGGTATAGTGTTAAAAATGCGCTGTCCTCTGGACGGAGAATACAAGGTAGGTAACTCATGGAAAGAGACACATTGATGACTAAAGAAAAAGACCCAAACCTACTCGGCATGGTTGCTGTGTCTGCTTACAAAGATGGGACATATTCATTAAGTTCTAGTTTTGATTTGGAAGAGACTTATGAGTTGTTAAAGGATGCAGTATTGGATATTGAAGATGGAACAATGGAAGAAAGTCTAGATTATTCTAATCAAACTTTACAATAAATCAGTAAAACTTTACAATAAGTTTATCACATTATGAAATCAAATAGTTGTAAGTTGTTGTATAATAAACAGGCAGTATTTCTAAACGTAGTAGATAAGGAGATTTAAAATGGAATTAAAACCAGTTAAGATTCAAGCAGAAGTTCAGTGGGCTTTCTTTGACAAAGTAAACGACATGAGTGGCAAGTTCCAATGTGACTTGGCTAACCTGTCAACAGCAGCCGTTGAAGCCCTAGAGTCTATTGGTCTTGCACCTCGCAAGCGTGAAGACAAACCTGAGAAGGGTTGGTTCTTAACAGTGAAGTCAAACTACGCTATCCAGCCATTTGACAAAGATGGTAACGAGATTAAAGATGTAGTTGGTAACGGCTCTAAAGCAATCGCTTTGATTAAGCCGTATAGCTGGAAGTGGAAGAACAAGGATGGTGTATCTGCCTCGTTAGCAAAGATTGTTATTACCGATTTAGTGAAGTACAACGCTAGTGGTGATGACGCTTCTATTGAAAACTTGGATGACGACATCCTGTGATAACAGCTCTCATTGATGCTGATAGTCTTTGCTACGCAGTAGGTTTCTCTAGTAACGATGCAGAGGAGTCTATTGCGATATCAAGGCTTGAGGAAACAATGACTGAACTTTGTATGGAGCTGGACTGTGAAGATTACAAGGGCTTCCTAACGGGCAAAGGCAACTTCCGTGATGCGATAGCAGTTACAGTTCCATATAAGGGTCAGAGAGTATCTGAAAAACCTGTTCATTTACAAGCACTTAGATGTCATTTAGTGACATCATGGGGCTTTACAGTAGTACAAGGAATTGAAGCAGATGATGCAGTTGGTATCGCTGCTTACGCAGTTCCTGAAGATGAAACTATCATGGTACATATTGACAAAGACCTCAATCAATTTAGAGGTTGGCATTACAACTACCGCAATAAAGAAAAATATCATGTAACTGAGTTTGAAGGTTTAACTGCTTTCTATACTCAAATTCTTACTGGTGACAGAATTGATAACATTATTGGACTGAAGGGTATTGGTCCTGTTAAAGCTAAAAGGATTCTTGAAGAATGTACAAACGAAAGCGAACTATATCAAGCAGTCCTCAAAGCCTACGAGGGCGACCAGCAGCGAGTTTCGGAGAACGCACAACTACTGTGGCTCCAAAGAAGTCCAAATCAAGTCTGGACACCACCAAGCTCGTCCTAGTTGAATGGTTAGACGCACTTGCTCAAGGTGAATGGCATGAAGCAAAGCGTGAAGATTTAAAGTGTAAGTCAGTTGGGTTTGTAGTGTTTGAAGATGATGAACAAATTGAACTTGCCGGGACTATCACGATAGGTATGTGTAATAACAGCATTACCATCCCTAAGAAGATGCTCACAAAAGTAAAGGAAATAAAACTTGAAAACAAGCTCAGCAAAACAAAAAGGAAGACTACTCCAGCAATGGACAGTAAAGCAGTTACTAGCGAGGTATCCGCAACTAACGGATAAGGACTTACGCAGTTGTCCAATGGGTAGTCATGGTGAAGATGTAGTGATGTCTCAGTTTGCTAAGGAAGAAATGCCAGCAACATTTGAGTGTAAATCTTTAGCAAAGATAGCCGTCTACAACTACTACGAGCAGTGCAAGAAGCATGGCGATGGTGAACCAATAGTTATTATTAAACAGAATAACTGTAAACCACTTGCAGTAATTGATGCAGAGATTTTATTTGACTTAATGGCACAATAGGAGAATGACAATGTACGACGACAACAACATGGAAGTCAAGTTTGAAATACATAGCGGAGATGGTTTAATCACTAAAGAGTTTAGTGTAGAAGACTGTACTTCTTGGACAGAATTAGTCTTACAGTTTGGTGACTTTTTAGCTGCTCAATATGGTTATGGAATATCAGAAAAAATTCTGTTCATTACCGACCATCCTTACGGACGTGAGCATGACTACGCTATTTCTAAGAAAGAGTTTGAAATGGTGTTACAGCATCGTAAGCGTGAAAAAGCACTTGATTCGTTGTTTGATGATGAGGACGACACACAGTGAAAATCCTACTGCTTGATATTGAAACATCTCCGAACACGGCGCACGTCTGGGGATTATGGCAGCAAAACGTCAGTATCAATCAATTGATGGAGTCTTCCTATGTCTTATGCTACGCAGCTAAGTGGCTAGGTGAAGAAGACATTTACTTTGATTCTGTACACCAATCTAAACCTAAAACAATGCTGAAAGGTATTCATGCTCTTCTGGACTCTGCTGATGCTGTTATCCATTACAATGGAACTAAGTTTGATATTCCTACTCTTAACAAGGAATTTCTACTCACCAAGTTACTTCCTCCATCGCCTTATAAACAGATTGACCTCTTGCGTGTGGTTCGTAGTAATTTTAGGTTTCCTAGCAATAAGCTGGATTATGTATCTCAACGTCTGGGTCTAGGTAAGAAACACGAACACGAAGGTCATGCTTTGTGGGTCAAATGTATGAATGGAGATAAAGATGCTTGGAAACGTATGGAAGATTACAACATACAAGATGTTGTTTTATTGGAAGACTTGTACAATAATCTTTTGCCTTGGATTAAAAATCCCCCTAACCGCAATTTATTCAGCGATATTCAAGGCTGTCCGACTTGTGGACATGAGCATTTGCAAAAGCGTGGAACAGCAGTGTCAACTACTGGTACTTATCAAAGATATCAATGTAGGTCTTGTGGAAGCTGGTCACAAGGTACTAAATCAACTAAGAAAACGGTAGAGGTAAAATCTCATGGATAATCCAATCGCAATGCCAGCACATTATGGCTACGATGTTTTAACAAAGTATGAAGATGATACAGAAGAGTTTTTTCGTAAAGCTAGATTAGCTGCTCAATTTGCGGATGGAATGGAAGACCCCGGTGACAGTTTGTCAAAGCAAGTAGGCGGTACACACTATAAAAAAGGTGTACAACCTTGGACTATAGCGTTAGATTGGGGACTTGACCCTTGGTCTCATAATGTGGTAAAATACATACTTCGATTCCCTTATAAAAATGGACGAGAAGACCTAGAAAAAATTCAGCATTATTTAGAGTTTTTAATAGATAATTATGATGATGTAGTAGATAAGTATTACAAGTAGAAAGAAACTATGCCACTGCTTTTGCACGAAATTAAAGAACGTCTTATTGCTTTAGATGAGGTAACGCTACTGGAACTTTTAAACATCAGCAGTGAAGACATAGTAGAGATGTTCTCGGATAAAATTGAGGACAATGCCGATAGACTAGAAAAAGAGGTTTTATAAGATATGCCATACACAATGACTCCGTACAACACTTTTATCGCTAAATCAAGATACAGTCGTTATCTTGACGATAAAGGTCGTCGTGAACACTGGAATGAGACAGTGGCACGATATTTTGATTTCATGGAGAAGCACTTAGCAACAAAACAAAACTATGTATTAACACACGAATTACGTACTGAACTTGAGCAAGCTGTTGTTGCTCTTGATGTAGTCCCTAGTATGAGAGCAGTAATGACAGCAGGACCTGCGCTAGAGCGTCAGAACGTAGCTGCATTTAACTGTTCCTATTTACCAATAGACGACCCTAAAGCCTTTGATGAAGCGATGTATATTCTTCTCTGTGGCACTGGTGTCGGTTTCTCTGTGGAGCAACAATATGTTAAAAAGTTACCTGAAGTCCCGGAGCAGTTGTTTGATAGTAAGAGTTCTATTGTTGTGTCGGATTCTAAAGAGGGATGGGCAAAATCACTTCGACAGCTCTTGGCTCTTCTATACGCTGGCGAGATTCCAAAGTTCGACGTATCAAGAGTTCGACCTGCCGGAGCAAGACTCAAGACCTTCGGTGGACGTGCTTCTGGACCCGGACCTTTGGAAGAGCTTTATAAGTTCTGTGTTGCCAAGTTTAAAGGAGCAACAGGTCGCCGTCTCACTTCCCTTGAGTGCCATGATATTCTGTGCAAAATCGGGGAAGTTGTTGTTGTGGGTGGAGTCAGACGGAGTGCAATGATTAGCTTGTCAGACTTATC